TATCATAGATCTCAGAAACATGGGTTACATGAAGAATATAAACGGTGATATAATTTATTATGATACCGAAGAAGAAGCACGTAACATATGTGGTATGTATGAGTTTGTAAATGCTTGGGTAATGAAATTAGTATATAATCATATAGAAGAATTATGATGGATCAAATAGCATATGGTATATTGTTTGCCTTATTAGGACTAGCAATAGCGTTTATAGTATATATTGGAGTGTGGATGCCTAAAGATAAAATGAAGGGCCACGCCGGTAGAGGCAAATGTAAATGTTGTAAAGATTAAAAAATAAAGGTTATGAATAATAAATTAAAAGCACACCTAAAAACAATAGGAACAATGTTAGCAATAGTAGGAGCATTGGTAATATCATTACTCTTACCAACAACTGTATTGTTACTAACATCAACAGCAATCATATACTGGGCGTTGTATGATGGGTTTAGTGAAAAAAATTAGCCCCGCTCGCGAGGGGATCGTAAAACACAGTAAGCCTCTGACATAAGCTCAAGTAACTGTTCTCATCGTATAGGAGATAGAGTTAGCCTTCTCGACGTCGTTTAAAAAGGCACATATGGGAGTAGTGTCAATTTGGTTAACACGACGAAATGGGAGTAACCGAAAGGTCAGTACCAAACAACTTGCGTAACTACAGGTTCGAATCCTGTCTCCTTTGCACGTTCTGGCTAATCACCAGATAGTATGCCCAATATGATGAGAAACGGGGTGATAGCCGTATGGGATGATGATAAGCCACGCTTATTCAGATTAACTAATCTGCTTGAAAGGGAAGATCCATGTAACCCGGTTAGTTTGGCAGCTTGGAAAGACAGCACACCTTTGGGTGTTAATTTAAAAATTTAAAATAAAACATATGATTTCAATTATTGGATGGGCCTTATTAACAGGCCTACACGCTCTCAACATTTATTTGTATAATGATAAACCAAAAAATTTTTGGTATAAAACATCTTGGTTCTTCTTAGGTTGGTCATCGTTGTCTCTCCTATACGCTATTGGTGATTTTATCCTAAATTAATGTATAGAACTAAAATTACATTAGATAAAGCGTTAGACTTAGCAGAGTCAGGTGAAATTATCATCGCTAGTACACTAGACAATGCATGTTTCCACCCACTAGCAAACGAGTGGTACTCTAACTACCTCGCGCTAAAGTCTAAAGCACGCAATATACAAGTAGATCGCATATTCAATTATTTTCATACGTTATACTCAATTGAAGTACCAATTGAAATAGATGATAATACCAAAGAATGGGTCTATTTGTTTGGTGTGCAAAACACAGATATCCAATCTCGCACCAAAGATAACATAGAATATATCTATATTCTTACTAATCCGGGTTACCCCGATTTGGTTAAAATTGGTATGACCGAACGTGATCCTTCAACACGTGCTAAGTATATTAACGGTGCTGGTGTATTAACCGAGTGGATACCTAAATTTGCATTACCTGTTACTAAAGGTTCGGCATATAAAATTGAGCAACAAATGCATAAAATATATGCTGCTCAAAGGGTTGATTCCGACCAAGGACACGAACGTGAATTCTTTAAATTATCATCACTAACTGCCTTTGATAAACTACGGGAAATTGGTGTCTTACACCAAATTGGTGATCCTATAGTATATTAAAGCACTCCTGTTGGAGTGATTGCTTATAGTTGTATATACGTATTAAGGTGCGAGGGATGGATCCATGTGTGGGTCCTTCCTTAGTCCTTAGATATTTATTAATATGATAAAACTGACTGAGTTACTTAAGGAAATAAATCTTGATGAATTAGAACTTCGTAGTGGTGATTTATACGTAGATGACACTAAAACATACTATACATTCTTAGAAGATTTTAGATTAGATCCGGATGACATGGATGTGTATGGGGTTAATTTCGATCCTTCTATACTTAAAGGGACGGTTTTATCTGAAGATGGTCCTTATCAATTCATAGTACCATCTACTTATACTGGTACCTTGTACTTGGTTAATTCGGCTGGTACTGATTTAGAAAGCTATGTTATAGGTACTATAGATGTAGATATCATTAATCTAACAGGTGAGAGATGGAAACCATTTAAAATCACTGGGGCTGAGATACATTTAACATATGTTACTGAGCCGTGGAGGGGTAAAGGTTTAGGGTATAAAATGTACACTATGCTTTTAAAAGCATATAAAAATGTATTTTCAGATAATATATTGTATGAGGGTAGCTTAGCCGTATGGGTTAAGAAATTAGCGCCTTTAGGCGCGGAATCCGGTAATTTTTTCGGTGCTCAAGTGGGAAATATAATAGTACCAATGTCTGCGGAAGATGTAGATAATCGCAATATTTTAAACGATGTTGGTTTAGATCACCTTATTGTATCTGTTAGTCCTCCACAAGTATTATTAGATATTAAGCGGAAGCTTGCTGGTTTGTCTTTGAGTGGGGGTGACTATGGTGTATTTGAGCCTTCAACAAAAATAAAAGTTGCTCAACTCCAAGACATAGTAGACGAATCTGCCTCTATAATGGATGTAGTAGACCAAGCAGACCTATATCAGGTACTAGGGGGATATAGGGAGGATCAATATTCAACAATAGTAGTAGCTCTACAGGATGCCATGGTAATCGTGCGTGAGACGGACGATGATGTGGAGATGGAATTAATTTAAAAACTTCTTAAAAATTTCTTGGAAGAGACGTGCCCCCGCAGGATCTTGGTCGTATATTTATGCCATAATTAAAAACAATAAAGATTATGGATACTGTAAAGAACATTTTAGATTTTTTGGGTTTTAAGAATTCAATTTATTTGGTATTGATCATCACATGTTTAAATATGATTTATGTTCATACTAAGAATACAATTTTCCAGATCTTAGTTGATACATTAGGATGGAAAGTAAGTGTTATTGAGTTTAAAGCTCGTTTCCTTACATTTGCTCTATTATATAGTATCGTTTATGGTGTTACATATTTGATTACAATTTTTAATTAATATATATGGCGGGGTGGACTGGAGATGGTTCCAGCTTGGTCTCATAAGCCAAATGACGCAGGTTCGAGTCCTGCCCCCGCAACAATGCTCAAGTGGCGGAAGCGAGGTTTCCATGGGAATCCGATAGTAGACGCTAGGTTTTCTAACTCGAAAGAGTGTGTAGGTGCAAGTCCTGCCTTGAGTACTAATAGCGCCCTTAGCTCATTCGGTTAGAGCAACTGACTCATAATCAGTAGGTGCCTGGTTCGATCCCAGGAGGGCGCACTAAATTTATTATTATGATAGTATTAACAGTTATTTTACTTCTTGAAACAGTTTTATCAATTACTTATCTTTATACTCTATCTAAACGAATAGAACAATTAGAAAATGAGATAAGTGAGTTAAAAGCTCGAAATATCAAAATGTTACTAAAAGGATAAGTTAACAGCCTCGTGCCGTTTTCTTTTTTTTCTATATATTTATATATATGGATATAAAGAAGATATTTGATTTATTTGTACCTGGGGGTGAGGAGCAGGCTACTACATATATTGACTTGTCTGAGCACCCTATAGTGTATATGGGGATGTTTAAAAAATTGATTTACAATTATGAGTCATTTAGTGATCAATTAATCCAATTTATGAGTAGTTCTAATACTGATTTAGATACGGGTGATGTAAAACGGGCTGGGGAAAGTATGGTGTATAATAGGGCTTTTACTCATTTGGAAAAATTAGATCTGAATAATCCTACTCATATAGAATGTATAGAAGAATATTCTGACAAGGTATTTTTAAGGGCTTTAAATAAAAGTCTTAGATATTTTGAGAATGCTGAAGAGTATGAGAAATGTGCATTTATTCAAAAATTCTTAGATTTCTTTTAAGAATAACTTGGCGCCCAATCTCTTTTATTGTATCGTAGGAATACGGGTTTTGGAACAAGAGAATAAAAGAGGGGTGGGATGTGATATCAATTATTAAACGAATACCAATATAATATGAAAAATAAAAATAACCTATTACACGAATTAGATAAAATCGAAGGGTTAACCAACCAACTTAATTTTATCGTCAACAACCAGCGCCCTATTGAGGAATATAAAGACGCATTAGAACGAATCAGAACCTCAGTAGACCAAGCACGCTTATTTGTTGAATCAGAACCACAATCGTATAACTAATATGAAGTTAACAGCAGAACAAATCCAGAATAATTGGATGGACCTAGAAGAAACTATAAAAACATTTATTAGTGAACCACGCCGCTCACAGTTATTAGACTTCTACTCCAAATACTCAGAACGCATTATGATGATGCCAGCATCACATAAGAAAGAGTATCACAATGCCTTCCCAGGAGGATATGTTGATCACATTCTTCGTGTAGTTGATTGTGCTCTTAAATTAAATAATGTTTGGGTTGAGATGGGAGTAGATACTTCTACATACACCAAAGAAGAATTAGTATTTGCTGCTTTAAACCACGACCTAGGAAAAATGGGAGATGAAGAAAATGAATCATACGTACCTCAGACTGACCAATGGCGTAAAGATAAACTAGGTGAAGATTATACATTCAACAATAAACTACCATTTGCCTCAGTACCAGATCGTGGATTATTTCTACTCCAACAACATGGTATCCAGTACTCATTTAATGAGATGATCGCTATTCAAACCCATGATGGTTTATATGATGATGGTAATAAAAAATACTTAATGGCTTATATGCCAGAGCAACGCCCTAGAACAGCACTACCATTTATTATACACCAGGCTGATTTAATGGCTGCTCGTATTGAGTTTGAAAAAGAGTGGTTACCTAAATTTAAAAATGGTAATACTAAAAAAGATAATTTTTCTTTAAATACCGAGAAAAAATCATCTAACCCTAAACCAACTATCAAAACTAAAACATTAAGTTCAATTGAAAGCACAGGGTTGATGAATATGCTAAATGACTTATGATAATATTAACAATTATATTAGGATTAATGGTCGTGATCTTAGGATTTACGACCTTTAACCTCCTCAGAAAAAATGAACGCCAAGAAGATATCCTAGCAGGATATATGGATTACCTAAATAAAATATCAGGTATTATTGAGTTTGCAGATAAAAAACTTAAAGAAGTAGATGCTAAAGGATCATTTGAATCAGACGATGAAGTAGGGTTTTTCTTTAAACAAATCCAACAATTACAAGATATATTAAATTCTTTTAAAATTAAAAAGTTATGACCGAGGTGAAAGAAAAGAAAAACACACAGTATTTTACTCAAGACACTGAGAATGCTATTGTATCGTACAATACTACTACTGATTTTGAGTTAAAAGATAAAATATATCGTGAACGCATCCATTATGCTTTCTTTAAGTTAACAGAAAATATTATCCATACTTTTAAGTTTTATTATACTGAAGTAGACAACATTGAAGATTTACAACACGAAGTAATCACATTTTTACTTTCTAAAATACACTTATTTAACCCAGAACGAGGAGCTAAAGCTTATTCTTATTTCGGTACTATTGCTAAACGCTACTTGATAGTAACTAATACTAAAAATTATAAAAAACGAGTAGATAAAGCACCTATTGAAGAAATTGAATCAAATGAAGATTTTTCTTATAGAATAGACGAAGGTTCATCCCAAGATAAATTATCTAACTTCATAGATGAGTATGTAGATCATTGTACTAAAAATATTTATGCTTTATTTCCCAAAGAAAATGATGCTCAAATTGCTGATGCGATATTAGAATTATTTCGTAAACGTGAGAATATTGATGTATTTAATAAGAAAGCATTATACATATATATTCGTGAGATTATTGATGCTAAAACACCTAAAATCACCAAAATAGCCAACAAATTATACGATATATTCAAGCAACATTATTATTTCTACCTAGAAAACGGCTATACAGATTTTCACCATTGATATTTATAAATAAAATAAATATATGAGTAACGGTTTAGATGGTGTTGTTTTTGGTAAAAAGAAATTCTCTGATATATTAGAGGAAATCTATGATAACCAAAAGAAAAAAGAAAAACAAATATCTGCTTTAATCACTGAATTAAAACCACTTGTGCAGAGTATAGGTGATGCTACGTTGATTGTTCCTTTAATTAAAGAGTACTTAGAAATAAGTGTTAAGAATGACGAACAATTAATTAAAATGGCTACCATTATCCAACGTATCATGAATAATACAGCAGGTGAAAGTGGTGGATTTGGTATTTCTGATGAAGAAAAAGCACAATTATTAGCTGAACTAGACAAATTTAAGACCGAAGAATAATGCCGGACATTAACTATGGCCCCTTAAACCAGGTCCAAAATAATACTAATACTTATAGCTCAAATGTATTTTTGGGTAATAATGCTATTAAATTACTCCCAATTCGGGTATTAGATATTATATTAGATAATACTCACCCTAAATTTAAAGAATATGGAGGATGGAATAGTATAGGAACTATATTCTATGATTCGGTAATTACCCCGACATTAGGTGTAAGTCAAACATCTCCTTTTGAAAGTATATCATATGCTATTCCTTTTTTTCCCAATATTAAGCAATACCCATTAATAAATGAAACAACATACATCATATTTCTCCCAAGTAGTAATGCTACAAATGATGTAAATTCAAGTATAGCATATTATTTCCCACCTGTAAATGCATGGAATAGCCAACACCATAATGCTGTACCTGTAACTGATACTATTTCACCTGCCCAAAGTCAAGATTATGTCCAAACTGAGTTAGGTTCATATAGACGAGTAGAAGATACTAGTACTGAGATTTATTTGGGAAAGACATTTAAAGAAAAAATAGATATTCACCCTTTACTACCATACGAAGGAGATACAATATATGAAGGTAGATGGGGTAATTCAATACGACTAGGTTCAACTGTAAAAAATGCTGTTATCCCTAACAGATGGTCTACTATAGGTGAAAATGGTGATCCAATTACTATATTAAGAAACGGACAATCAACATATGCTAGTGATTCTTGGGTACCTGAAACTGAAGATATAAATGGGGACTTATCATCTATATACCTCACGTCAACCCAACAGATTCCATTAAATATATCTAGTTTAAATGACTTTTCATTCTCCAAATCAACCCCCCCTGCTAACCCAAAACAATACGCTGGGAATCAGATCATATTGAACTCAGGTAGATTAGTATTTAATGCTAAAAATGATTCAATATTAGTTTTAGCCAACAAATCTATTCAGTTATCATGTAATGATACTTTAGGAGTAGATGCTAAACAAATTTCACTTACAGCAGATACAGTTTACTTAGGATCATCAGAAGGAATAGAAGGGTCTAAGATTCAATCTGTTGTATTAGGTGAAAATTTAAATTTTGTACTATCAGATATAGCTACATTCTTACAAACACTTAATATAGCTTTTAAAACAGCTACTGATAGTAATGGAGCACCAATTGTATCACTACAATCTGTAGCATCTGATGCTGAAACTTTAAGTAATGATCTTTTAAATATAGTTAATGGTAAAAATTTACTTTCTAAACAAGTTAAAACTGTGTAATATATGATAAAGCAATTTAGTGGTAGATGTCGAGGTTCAAATGGGGAAATTTTGGATGGAGTAACTGTCACAGTTACATACAATGTTGTCCTGGGTACAGCTGTATCAAATCAATCTCTTAGACAAGAATCAAAATCTACTGTTACTGATACTAAAGGTTATTTTTATTTTAAACTTGATACTAAAGATAATAACCTTATTTCTCAAACAGACATATTCCCAATTACATTTACGTTTACTAAATCAGGTTTAGAGCCTAGAATAATTAAAAACCCACGAACTAGTGCTACTGGAGAATTCAATCCTGAATTTAATACGTTTATTGATCCTAAAAATGGGGGAAATTTTAAATTAGAAGATCAATATGAATCTGGAAGATGGTTAGTATTAAGTTTACCTCAAAATACAAAAGATACACTTAACCAAGAACTAGATGATTTATATGAATTTATTAATACTAACCCTAGAAATAATGTAATTTCTATATCATCATCTGAATCTAAACCCTCTAATAGAGACCTAGAACCTACACTAGAAAACGGACAACCAAACCCAGACTACAATAAATCATTACCTGAAAAAGCTTTAGCTAGAAAAAGAGCTACTAACCTAAAAGAATATATAACTAAATATTTAAACTCAAAAGCATCAGCTAATAATAATTTAAATTTTATATTACCTAATATTGTTATAAATAATCCTATTACCGGCTTAACCCAATATAATCCTAATGAAGGAGATAAGCCTAGTGACCAAAAATATAAAGATGAACAGTGGGTAAGTATACAAGCTGAATTACGAACTAAAAAAACGGGTTGTTTAGGTGATGGAATTATAGTATTTGATGTTACATATGAAGGTTCTGACCATACCTGTAATGCTACTGTATATAAAATATATGCTAACGGACATTTACTAAAACGAGATGACGGTAAAGATTTTGCTAGTCTAAACAACAACGACCCTACAGCATATAGTGGTCCTGGTCGTCTAAGCCAATGGGATAATGTCTCCTCAGGGTATCATAAAAAAGGATACTCAGAATCTACCTCAGGCAGATTTAAACAACTTTTTGAAGGTGATACATTTCCTATCCCTACTACCCCTATACCTTTACCCCAAATTCCAGGTGTAATAGCAAAAAGTGGGAAAAGATATAACAGATTTATAATCACCCCAGAAATGTTCCCTCAAATAAAAAACTCAGAAGATGAGTTAATAAAATTTAATATAGAATGTGTAGGTATACAGATAGGTAACACCCAATATGAAGATCCATCATGGGGCTATGATTGTCATGTTGGTGCTGGAAATTTTTATTTATACTTACTTAACCCAACACCTAGTGGAGAATTAAAAGTAACATACGAATCTGGAAGACTCACAGGAGCTACCCCATCTAAAAGAAATTCTAACCTATATATATTTACTTTTGACCCATGCTCTAACACAATAACAGATAAAAATACAGTCGTATTCAATAATATACCAGCCCCGGTTGCCGGAAAAGGATAAGAATTGCTAACCTACTCTTTCAAATAATAGAATATTAAATGGTCTTACCCCATTATTATATTTTTGTCTTTCAAAAATAATTCTATGAATTTTGCCTGTTTCAATATTCTTAATATCATAACGATGGTAAATACCATTGTGATTCCAAAATAATGAATCGGCTACATAGTGATAATCTTTACCTTTAAAAATTGATGAATCAATACCTACAAATTCAATTTGAATTGTATCTTCATAATTTTTCCAATTTACTAATGATTGCTCACAACTTTTAACTTGTGATTTACATGATAATAGTAAACAAAATAATAAACTAGTGATTGATAATTTTTTCATAACCTTTATTTATAATATAAATGTACGACACTAATCTTACAAAACCAAACAAAACCCCACATTTCTTACATATTTATTATAAATAACCAAGTATGAGTACATCTATATTTAAAGTTAGTGACGGAAGCACTATCACGTTTAAAAAACGTGGCCCTGAATTATACGCTGTACTATCCACTCCTAGTGGACAGGTTATTAATGGTCCTTCAAGAATGACCAACACTGAAGAATCAGCCGCTAGAGAAATATTACTAGCTAATAACATAGTTGACCCTAATAATGGCGAGCCATTACCATATACTACTGAAGGTACCCAAGACCAATCAGGAGAAAACAATGTTGAAAACTCAGAGTTACCAAGAATAACACTGTCTGAAGCCCCTGACCTAACAGCTTTAAATAATGCTAAGATTAATCAAGAGATATTAAAACAGGATAATGAAGCATTAAACCAAGCATTAGAGTCAGACCTGCCACCTGAAGTTAGGTTTACTAATTTTATTAATAGCCAAAAATCAACTATTAAAAAAAGATTAATACCTTTTGTTATAGGATTAATCACTCCTATGGCTCCACAAATAATTCCTATAGCAGTCTCCCAATTAGGAATAAGTGGTGATTCATCAGTTGATTCTATAAAAGCAAATGCTCAAGCTAAAAAAGATGAAGCCCAAGCTAAAATTGACTCAGCTAGAGATACAGCTAACTCAGCTAAAGACACAGCTAAAGACAAAGAAAAATTACAATCACTAGCCAAAGGAGCCGCTCCTTCTTTACTAGCACTAATACCAGTAGATCAACTAGCTAACCTAATAGATTGCCCATCATCAGCTAAAATACAATCTATTATTAAACAACGTAATGCTATAGTCAATCAAATAAATGGTATTTATAAAACTACATCCACACTAACAACAATATTAGGTATAACAACTGCTGTAACAACAACATTACAGTTGGGAATACAACTAGCCAAATCTAACCCATACCCTGCTACAGGTATTCCCCCAACCTTACCCCCTCTAACCTCAGGGATCCAAACTACCATAGCCTCTTATGTATCTAAATTAGAAAATGAACTTAAAGTTATAAATAAAAATATTGGAGCTATAACCATAACAGTTGGTTCATTTAGTATACTATTAGGAACAATTTTAAAATTTTTAAGTATACTAGATATAATATTACAATTTTGCGCTGAAGATCAAAACATGGATTTTGAAGCTATAAATGATGAAATTAATGCTTTGGCTAACCCAACAGTAGCAGCCACACAAAATAGTAATACTAATACTTATAAAGGATTTACCTTAGGTGTAAAAATTGACGAAAAAAACGAAAGTAAATACATTAGACGATATGCTGTAGCACAAAACAAACAAGGTGTAGATATATTAAAGACAGAATCATCTTTTGCATCCGACCCAGCAGTATTAATAAACCAATTAAAATTCATAATAGATTCAAACCCTAGCATAACAGCTGAATAATCAAATATTTATAAACATATGAAAATCGACGGACTAAAAAAATTAATTAAAGAAGCAGTACGTGAAGCAATTCAAGAAGAATTAAAAGATATTCTACTTGAAGCAGTTAAATCACCTAAAACAGTAGTACAAGAAAACTACATCCCTGTTCCTCCCCAACCCGTATCAATTCAACCAAACGGAACCACAGTGAATCATGATCTTAGACGCAATCTAAAAAACATGATCGGGGGTGAATTTGATGCGGTAATAACTGCCAATTCATCACACGCTCAACCTGCTTATACTCCTCCTCCGGTTAGTACAATGAGTGAAGGATCAAGTTTACCTGGTGGCGAAGTAGGCTTAGATCAAATAATGGGATTAATGAACGCTAAATAATGGCATATAGAGTAGAAAATATTGACCCTTTAAATCTTGATTATCAAGTAGCAATAGGAGTAAGTATCCCGTTTGTTGGCTCAACAATAAGCGGATCAGATGCTGTATTCCCATCAACATACACCTCTACAGAACAAATTCGTTCTAATTTAATTAATTTTATGTTGACTAATAAGGGTGAAAGATATTTAAACCCCAATTATGGTAGTAATCTAAGAAGATATGTTTTTCAAAACATGATAGAAGGAGATATCCCTAACCCTAATGTGTATTCAACTACAAATAATGCTAATGGGATATCCACAGCTTATGCTGATATGAATATATCAACATTACAAACAACACTACAACAAGAAATACAAAGTAATTTCCCCCAACTAAACATACAAAGTCTAGTAATTACCCCAAACTATGATATTAACTCTATCAAC